CCCAATTCTTATCCCCGTGGTGCTTAAAGACCCAGATTGACCCGTTAAAGAAACCCTAGAGCCGCCATTTGCCGAAGTTAAATTCTCGTTAGAAGCAGCGCCCGCAGTCCCGAAAGCACCAACAAGTAATACTGGCACATTAGAAGTCCCAAGCCCCGTGATAATTGGCGCAACAATTCCGCTACCTCCCGCTATTTGTATAAATTCACCACTGTTACCTCCTGAACCGAAATAGCCCTGAAAGTAGGTTGAACCTGCGGAAAGGCTGTCGGGGTTGACCCCTTTGGTGACCCATATGCGTCGATACGTAGAAGCTCCTAGCAAACCCGCTGCAGATGCAACAACAAAGGAGCAAAATTGCCTATTTGGAGCGATTGAAAAATTCGTTGTGTCTAGTTTTGTTGCAGAGCTGGCTGTGAAGTTAATTGCCGACAAATTATTTGTGGCGTTACTTAAAAAAGCAGGCTTTCGCACAGTTGTGGTGGCATTTCTACCAAATCCGCTTTTGTCTCTCCATGTGTTAACCCCAGCACCGTCTACCGAAAGAGTTGATAAATCCGCGGCATCTAACCATATCGTGGGATTGACAAGATTTGGACTCCACAACATCTTTTGCAACTGCGCCTCATCGTAAAAGTTTATGCCGCGTGGCATTACACAATATCTTCGTTAAATGGCGTGACGTAAATTTCATTACCACTGGCTGCTAAAGACACGCCTGAATTGTTCACCAAAGAAAACCTTAATGAAAAAGGGTACAATCGAACCATAGAGATGATATTGACTTTTGCGCTGGCTCCGGAGGTTAAGGCTATGGCGTACAAATCCCCGCCAACCTTGTCCGACGTGTCCGTGCCGTCTGATTGTGTTACCCTAAGACTCACAGAGCCGCCCGCAGGAGGCGTGATACTGCCAAGTTTAAGCGTTACCGCGCCATACAAATCTTTGTTTGAGGAATTATCGTAGGTGACGGTTGCGCTTTCTGAGCCGTTGGCCAGAGAGTTAAAAGCCGTACTGGCAAAGTTACTCGAACGAGTTGAAGGAGTTGTCCATTTTGCTACACTCATGCTACGGATCCTCTTGCAAGTCCCACTAACCGGGCATCAACGTAAATCTGATTGTAGGTGGCCCATGATTGATTAGCATTTGTCATGGAAAGTAAATCATCCTTAGTTGTTGCATCAATGAGATTTGCAGACACCAAGGCGGTGAGTAAGGTTACAACAACATCATAAGATGCAGGCTTGTGCGTCTCGATGATAGTTGTGTAATTAAGACTATCTCTTACCGTAATACAGAGGCCGCGAAGCGATACGTCCGCAGTAATGTCTTCGGCTGTAAGAACAATTCCTGGCCAGTACTGTCTTTCTAGAAAGACTTGCCTAACATCGGTAGTTAATACTGGGACTTTTTTTGTTGGCAACATCTCATCGGCAGTATTAAGAATTGTTGCTACTTCCCAATCAGGCTTACCGTTAAATTGTGACTCAGCAACTTTGTCTATGAGAGCTTGAGGAATAGTCATCACGCACCACCAGCGGTAATTGTAAATGCCGTGATATTAACTTGCTGAGCGGCAGTGATACTAACACTGTCTAGCGTCATATCGCCGCCGCCTCCTGTAGCGGTCACAGTGCCCTGAATGTGGCACGTTGCGCCTTGGCTGATGCGAAAATACCCTGCGGTGCCTGTAGCATTAGCAGAAACGTCTTGCCATGTCCCGCTAATGGTTTTGCTACCACCTGAAGCAGCGGCTAGCCAATCGCTAGGCAAGGTAATGGTTGCTAGAACTGTTCCCGTAGAAGCAGCGGCACAGTTAGCCGGGACTGAACCACTGCGAATCTCCAAAGTTGGAGACGTGCCGATAGTTGTTTCTATCTGGTCAAGTGCATCGTTTCGCGTTGCAGTGGAAAATTGGAAAGCCATAAAAACTCCTTATACGGTTCTGGTTGAGGCTTGTTCGATAAGCCCGGTTTGAGGATTTCTTTTAACGTCAATAACTTTTGGAGCACGAATATCAGCGGACAATTGCTGAAAATTACCCTGCATTTGCATAAGCATCTGAATTAAAGCATCCATGTTTTGTTTTATAGTTTCAACATCTTTCATTTCTTGTTCCTCCTTTGCGGCTTTCATTTGCGCTTCAGCTTGTTCTTGTTGCATCTTAATTTGCTTGTCCATCTCATAGCCTCGCAACGCATTTTCACCCAAGCCAGACATCAGCGTTTCTTCGTCCATTTCGCCAGTTGGTTGTGATTCGGGTTGGCGTTGTAATTCGGCGATGTATTTAACTTTATCAAGCTCAATACGTTGAGACTCTAAAGCCGATTCCGTTGCCAATTTCTCACGCTCAAACTGTAATTCAGCGGCTTTAATTTGAGCATCAATCTGGTTTTTCTCGGCCTGCGTCTTTGCCGATTGTGCTTTTACTTGCAGCTCGCCCATTTTCATTTGAGCCTCTTGTTGTTTATCCGCAGCCGCTTGCTGTGCTTCCTGCAACGCTTGGCCTAGCTGCTGGATAATTTGCTGCGCCTGCTGTAGCTGCGCCTGTACCGCCGGGGGAACGCCCTGCATCTGCTCTTTTTGGCTTTCAGGGTCACGCAATTCAGGCGGCAACCCACGCTCTACCGCATCGGCTGTCTTATCGGAGTTAGGCCAATCTTGACTACGGATAATCATTGGCAATGCTGGCAACATCGCTTGTGGCGCGGCCTGGAATAATGCGAGTTGTGATTCACGAGCCTCTTCACGCTTGGTGGTAAAGCTTGGCCCTGTAGTTACAGCAACGCCCATCTCGCCTTTGGTCATGTCGTATTCAATGGTTTTTCCTGTCTTAGGGTCTTTGTATTTCTGGTTAATTTTAACAACGCGAGTTTTCTTGTCCTCGCTCATTACTTGAATTTCTCGGGTGCTGTCGTAAATTTTCTTACTTAGGTCTTGGAAGATAATGCCCCCGTAAAGCAAAGCCCGGCGGAATGTATCGGCATAGTTTGAGGTTGAAACATCGCCTTCACGTTGGCGGGCAATGATGGCTTTACCGGATTTCTCATTGCTTTGCTGGCCTAGTGATGCCGGGTAAATCCCGCTAGTACCGTAAAAATTCTGCTCCGCCATCTGGATAAGCGCAACAGCCGATGACAAATCCGCACCGTTTTGAAGCCTTTGCGGAGGCGTAATCGGCAATCCATTCTCGTCAATGTCGTTGTAAGGCAAATAAGCATAGTTTTTCCTGTTTACGGTGTCGTAATACTTTTCAAGCCCGGCAACACCACGCAAGGGCACAGTAAACGGCGAAATAGGCGCAGACTCAGCAAGTTCAATGGCGGTGTTTGTGGCGTAATTGAATAGCACCTGTGTTGAAATCATATCCTCATAAATTCCGGTAAGGTATGTTTTACCGTTTACAACGGTTTTATTGCCTTCAACAAAGCAATACGGAATGTGTGATCCTTGCCACTTGCGCCCTTCTAACTTTTCCTTTGCCGTGCATTTGTAGTACATCACACGGGGTTTTTTGATAACGCGCTCGTTGTAGTTCTGAACATCTTTAGGTTTCTCGGTAACTTTCTCGCCTGTTTCTTTGTTGAACCAAACGGTTTCTTTATCGTATTCCATGCGCCAGTAGTGACCGACACGCACCAAATTCTCACCCATTGTCGCCCATGATGGGTATTCACTGCCTAAAGATTGCAATTCGTCCCTAGCGTACTCTCTGTTTTCCCTGCGGTTAAAATCCGTAAGGGGCAAATCTTCAACCTCAATCAAGAACCGCCTGTCGCTACGGTCTTGCTTGCGGCAAGCAGGATCGTCGTACACCTGAAACGTGTTGGGTATCTCACGAATGTAGATGTTTTGGTCGTTGCTCTCGTCGTTGTCGTAATCCGTAGCAAAGGCAAAGTAACCCCAGCCCATGTTGACCTGACTAGCAATAGCCATTTTGTACGCCGTCTGAGCGCAACCATGCGATTGCACCTCGCGTACCATGTCTTCTAGGATTTCTGCCTTTTCAACGTCGGCATCGGTCTTGGGGATGTATTTAATTTGCGGCACGTTCTGCCATTGGTCATTGATAACTTGACGGCCAAACTTAGGAAGCTGGTTAAACGAATAAGACGGGCGGCTGCCGCGTGCAGTAATTTCTTGTGAGTTAAATTGCTTTGCACCTGGGCGGGTAAAATCTAAAATGAACAAAGCACGGGTGCGGTTATCAGCCTCAGCTTCTGATGAAAGCTTGAAGTCATCAAGCATGGACTGCACGATTGTATCTCTATCCACGCTCAAACCCTTTGGTACGATGTGGCGGCATAATAGCCCGGCGGAACAATCTTTGCAATACCATCTTCTTTGTGCTTCATTTGTTGCATCGCAAAAGTCCTAAAAGCATCAGCACCATGTGATGCTTCGTCATGCGCATGTTCGTTCATCCACATAGCGTTGATGCGATCCCACTTGCGTCTATAGCTGTCGAGACGGTTGATGAGCAACGCGCACTTGGTCTCATCAATCCAGACTTGGGTCAACATCGGGCGGCAATAGTTCATCACGTCATGATGCACGCTCTTGGTGACAGGGATGACTTTGATGGGGCTAATCCCCGCACGTTGAGCCATCACACGCGATGTAAGCACCTCGCCTTGTGTCACTTGATTCATGTTCCCGTCATGCGGCCACCAATGCGTTCCGTAGTTGTAGCCGCGTTCTTTTAGGATAATAGCGTAAGAATCCCATGCGACGTTTGTCTTTTCCTCATAATCGATGAAGTGCTTGCGGCCTCGAATCTCCTGAAAGAAGATAATGGAGCTTTGATCCCGTGTCTTGCCCAAGTCCCAATAGGTGTGAACAGGGCAGCTACGATCATAGGGCACAAAGGTTATCTGTCCGGATTTACGCAGCTCGGCCATTTCTTTTGCGTAGTATGCGCCTTCCATCGAGCCTTCAAAGGCTTCATCAGGCGTTGACGGATATTCCCGCCGCATGTCATCGCCCATGATGCGCTCTTTGACCGCGTACCAAGCCTTTTGATTGAGTGTGAGGCTAAAGTTTGAGAGATACGCCTCTGTTTCTTTCGGGATGACTGCCAGCGCTGTTTCCTCATCGCTTAGGCGATATTCAGGGTTTTTAAACCATGCAAAGAAGTGAAACTTAGGCTCAAGGCGGCTAAGCGTTTTACCTGAATTTTTAAGGTTGATAGCTTGTTGGCACAAATCATAGAACTCGCCAGCCTTGCCCTCGGCTGTTGACTCAACAAATATCTGCTGGCCGATACCGACGGCATTAAGCGCACCCGTTTTAATCTCTCGCGCCTTTTCAGGCGTGGCCGCCGACACCTTCCCATATTCGGACACAAGCAGCTTCTGCAGCGTGTCACCACGGTGTGAAGTGCCCACTGATATACCGCTACCATTGCTAAACTCGACTTGCTCTGCGGCATCTGTAACGAGCGTGGGGAGGCCAATCAATGGATTGTTCAGGATGTCTTTCGGGATATTCTCATAAGCATATTTAATCATCTTTAGCTTCTTTTTCGCATCGTCAATGCCGCTGTCGATAATCCCGCACTTATGATTGCTATTGAACAAACACGCATCAAGGAAGTAAATGCAGATGATAGTGGAAAACCCAAGCTGGCGGGCTTTGAGAATCACATTGAAATACCAGACAGTAGAAAGAAATTGCCGCTGTGCCCAATTAAACTTCAGCACCACTTTCTGCCCGTTCTTATCGCGGATATGGTACAGGTTATTAAGCCGCCATTCCTGATTGCCCAGGTATTCATCCCTCAATTTCACATAGGCTTGTTTCTCATCCATTTTACTGCGCTGTGATTTGAGGCAGACCTACAGTCGTGCCTTCGATTTGATTCACAATCGCCGTCAATGATATCAATGGAGACTCAGGATCGCCCGCAACCGTGTATTTGTCGCTGTATTTCTTAGGAGCCTGCTTAGCGCACTTCCATTTGATTTCATCTAGCATGATTCGCGCTTGATCGGATGTGATTCTGCCCGTTCTCAAATCATCCATAAGTTCTTTTGAACCCTCAAAATGAGCGTCGGCTCTATTATCACGCGCGCGCATGTACTTCTGACGTAAGTCATTGTTATCTAACAACCATCTAAAAAATGTTCTTGGTTCAATCTTGTGTTTTTCACAAGCTACATTGACACCATCACCACAAGCTATTTCTAAGCAAATGGCATCTGCCAATTCATCAGTATATTTTGTTAATGGCATAACCAACAATACCTTGGATTCATTTAGATTGTCAATCTCAATCACAACACTTTGTTTCCACGCAATAATATTTTTTTAAAAAACCTATTGACAGGTATCCGGGATACTGTTATTCTCCTCTCATAGACGGCAATTAAGCCAACAGACGAAGGAAGAATATCATGACATACTCAATTTATAAAATACTTCCCGGCGGCAACAGAATGGAAACGGGTTACAAAAATTGCGACTACCGTTTAACTCTTTACGGATTAAGAGAAATTTTAAAACATTATAAATTAAAAGCAGAGCATGGGGATAAACAAGAAAACCGCAGAATTAATCGTTTTCTAATATGTGTTAACAATGGCGGCGATCGTTACAAGTATGAGATTCAAAAAGATTAGTCAATAAAACGCATATTAAAATTTTTTTTGAAAGCGTTTAAAAAAATAAACCATAAATCCTCCACAAAGGACTAACCCCATGCGCCTCGCAACCCACATTTTAGCATCCCTGCTTAACTTCACGTTGATTCTAGCCGCTACGGTGTACTATGCCACAAACTAAATCAGACCGCTACAAAGCCAAGCTTAAAACTCAAGGGTGGGTGCGTATTGACCGCATCCTCCCCCCCTGTGTAGCGGCTAGGGTAGCTGCGGATATTGTCCGGTACATGGCCGAGTATAATTTAACCCACAAACCAAAGGAATGAAATCATGTTAGAAACAATTGGCGTTGTTATTGCAACCGCAGTAATCACAAACGTGGCTTGGCGGCTTTTATACACACCCAAAATTCAACCCCATGAAATTGATTTATTGCGCGCTGAAATCCTTAAGGTGGATTCTAAAATCCACGAATTGGCTAGCTACATAGAATTTCAAACACCAGAAGGGCTTTTAGATATTCAGATTAATTTAAGAAAAGCACGGCAAAAAATGCAAGAAGCCGATGATTATGCCAACGGTATTAGGGTTGTTACAATTGAAGCTGCACCACCGGATAAGCCTTAATCTCCCGCATTAAATCCTCAATTAAAATTTTAAGCCCTATAGCTTCTTCTTCGCTGTAAACAGTTACAATATCCACTCGTGGTGTTAAGTCGTAAACGCTTTGTTGTGCTTTTTTGCATTTTAAAGCCTCTGTGAGCATCTTTCTATCCTTTTGGCTACTACCCTAGCCTGGTATATGGTTAACATGGCGTGGCGGTCATTAAACTGGCCTTAGCGACGATTCTAATTCGTCACCTAGACTCCCTTCATTTGCTGCAACCGCTTCACAAGCTGCTTGTTAGTCTCAATGGCCGATTCCCCTTCGGATAAGCCCGGCCAGCGTATCAGCCAAATCCGCCAACATCACCTTTTCACCCACCCCCGTTTTCTGGCGAATGTCTGCGATAACCTTTAGCAGATACATCTCATTGGGAATATTATCAAAATGGCCTTTTTTGTGCCATTCCATCATTACCTTGTTTAGCTCTTCTAGGTGTTCATCAGTGTTTTGTGGTTCGTACATGGTTAAATCCTTTCTGGTTTTCTAGCGTCGCGCTTTTTTTTGTTAATGATTTCTTTGTTTAACAAACGATACTGCCGGTTTGATTTTCTTGCACTGGCTTTTACTTTTTCTGGATTTTTTTCTTTCCATTTTTTTCCTCTTTCTTTAGATCTTTCACGATTACTAGCATAATATGCCCTAAGGTACTGTTGTCTTTTTTCTTTGTTTTTTTCATAGTTCTTTTTTTGCCATGCCCTTACTTTTTCAGGATTTTTCTTCCTCCACAGCTTAGCAGCAAGTTTTCTTTTCAAGAGTTTTTCCTCTTCAGTCATGGCATTATCCTTTCTAGTGGTTGATAAAACTTGATTATTACAGTGTTGCCTTTAGTTGAGCCAAGGCTTCTGCCCTTCTGATGTTTTCCTTTTTAGCCTCCTCCGCTTGGAGTTGATCTTCGTAGCTTCCCCAGTGAGCCGCTACATCGTAATCCCTTGCTTTTCTGGCCAACCTTTGCCGCTCGCTTTCTTCCTGAATTTGCAACACCACCGCTTTAGGCTTGGCGTTGCGTATAGCTTCAACCCTATCTGTGGCATCATTAAATTCTGCAACGATTTCATGATATTCAGGATACCAAGGCGATTCATAACGCTTTAGGTTTTCAAAGGCCATGACCAAGGCAAAGGCAGGCATTCCGTCATAATCAATGGCAATTTCCCGCATGACTATTGTCAAAGAGTCGTTTGATTTCGTGCTCTTTTTAATCGCTGAAAGCAGTGTTAGCATTTGAACAATAGCAGATGCCCCAGCGTTGACACTGGCAAGTTCAAACGCGCCAGCAGGTAGGTTTTCCATAATAATTTCAGCCTGCTGCCTGCCAATTTCTGCAAGCTCTGTCCTGTCGGTCTTTTCGCAATACCTATCAGCGTAAATACCTTTCGATGTAGTCAAGTGCCTGACTTGCTGCACTAGTGACTTTGCGGTCATAATCATCTCCTGAGGAAGACTTCCTAGGCGCACCACTGGCAGGCTCTGTGACGGTTCGAACTTCTCCCGTGCTTCCATCGATTTCTGTATAATGCTTTGGGTTATTTGGCTTAAATCCTTCATGACCTGTTCCTCTGTTGTTTGAGTTAAACTTTTTAGCGTTGCCTATCCAAGTGAAGAAAGCGCGATCCCAATCAACAAACATGTTTCCTTTTGAAACGTGATGGTTCTCGAACTCTTCAGCTAGCGCGGTGGGGTTTAAACCTAAACTATTGCACTTAACCCGGTGAGCATCGTGCGGCTTCCAGCCTTGGGGCATCTGTGTTGCCCTTGGCTTTTTTGCCTTGGGGGGTTTTTCGATAACGGGATCGGGAAATAATAATTTTTCCCCTTGGGGGACTATAGGGGGATCTTCTTTCTTGGTGTTATATGGTGTTAATATGGTGTTCTTATTTGTCTCGGTACTGTCTCGGTACTGTCTCGGAGGTTCCTCGGTTAGTGTCTCGGTTTGTAAATTTTGGTTAACATTGAAATCTTGAGAATCGTTATAATTACAAATAGTTATAATCGTTAACCCCTGTCTCGCATCTGTCTCGATCAGTGTCTCGGTTTTTAGCTTAGTGAGGAATCGTTCAACTTTCGCTCTATGCCAGCCTAGTCTTTCCGCGATGAACCTTACACTCACAGCAAACTGTCCGCGTTGCACGTCTAAGATGTATTTTCCGCACCGCACACGGCAATCTTTCCATGCGGCGCTCTCTAGCATCCACTGGTATGCTTCGCGTTCGGTAAATGGTTCTTGGGCGAAGACGGGGCTATCCATCCAGCCTCGTTGCATGAGGTATTTATTGCTCATTCTTTTAACCTTTCTCTCCCTTTCTCATAAAATAAGGGGCGGGCCTGTCCTGAGAAAGGAAAGGACGTTGTGGCTTTCGGTCTTGCAAAACCTAGCCCCTATTAAACGCTATACCAAGCGGCGGTTAAAATCAAGTTAATTGCTCTCGATGGTTATTCCGCCGACGTAAGCCCAAACTTTCTGAATAAAGATTGCATGAATGTGTGAATCATCTTCAAAAAGACTATCAGACAAAGCTTTATACAGGTTGTCGATATCGGGTTTTTGTTGGTGTGGCTTTCTGTCCATAGCTACCTTTTTTTTGACACTCCATGAATCAGGCATAGGGATGTGAAAAGTAACATGGTCATACGAATTAAGGCTTACTTTCCGCAGCCGCACCTCGTCTCTAAAAGCAAAATACCGCAACACACAGGGGCGTTTTTTCCAGCGGTCTGCTTGCGTCATGCGCGGGGCTGGCACGGGAGTGATAGGATAGTACATAGTTATGCCTGATATTCAGCGGCGGTGATGCGGTCGGTCATGGCTTATCCTTTTCAATAGCTTCAAGCAGTTTTTCTTTTGAAATATTAATACAATCAATACATACAGATGCTGTATATGAGTCATAATCAGGATATGAACCAACTGTAACAACAGCCTTGACATCTCTTTTACATTGATCGCACGTTATTTTGGCCCAAGAATCATTGCCTATGATTTCTGCTATTGCCTCTGGCATGGCCGTCTCTAAATCCAATTCCAAAAGCTTATTATAAATTTCTTCTTTGTTTGGAAATCGTTTTTTCCATCTGTCAGCAACGTTTCTTATGCACTTTCTTTCTGTATAAACAAGAGGCATTTGTAAGGCTTTTTCTAATTCTCCATTATCAAGGTCATAATAATCGGTTAAGCTTTCGATAATTTCTTTTCTAATTTCACTCATGGCTTGCCTCGCAACATATGAACAAAAAATACAATGTTTAAAATTAGCAAAATGATTGCCAAAACCAGTAACGGCGTACCTTCAAGGTGCCGGACTAAAGGCTTATAGTTTGTAAATGCGGCTGGTGTTGTGCTCATGGCTATTCCTCCCCGGCTTTTTCGGCTAGCAACGCCATTTTCATTTTTGCCTCGTGCGCTTTTACTTCCGACTCGGCAAGCTGCATTATCGCATCATAAAAAAGCTTAGGTATTTCAGTGTGCACCCAAGCCGCGCCCAAATCCCCAAATTTTGCGTAAATTCTTAACTGTGAGGATTGTTGATTTAGTGAGATAAAATCAATCGAGTATGCCATAACTACTTCTCCCCGGCTTTGCGGAGGACATTGTTCAAAGCGGATGAAATGGGCCGCTGTGAAAATCTTATTAAAGAATAGTACTCTGGCGAATACATTTCCGCGTATATCTTCTGTTTGACTCGCTCTAGTTGCTTTTCACGGGTTGAAAGGATGAAGTCTTTTGGCGCGATTGCATTTTCATTAAATTTTGGATATTGTCGGGCCATCTTATAATATTCAGGGTTTTTTGCTTGGTGCCGCAATGCCCGAATTTCGTCGGTGAGCAGGAATATTTCATCCTGCAACTCATCAATCCGTTTTTTAACAATCCAAGTAAAAACGGCAATCGCCGGAACAAGGGCAGCGGCGGCGGCTAGGGCGATGTTCTCAATCATTGGGTTTCTCCCTAAGGATTATGGCGTGTACATGCTTGTTTAATAACAAAGCCAACTCTTCGTCGTTTGCAAAGATAAACTTTTTTAATAACTTAATAAACTCTTCGCTGCTGGCAATGTAATGTTTTCCAGTTTTTAAAGTTTCGATGATCTCAATCATAAATTCCCCCATTGTTCTGCCATTGCATCGGCAATGCCTTGGTAAGTACGGCTGCGCTCTTTCCAACGGTTCGGCCCTGGCGGCATACGGTGCACTTTTGCCTCACGTCCCTCGACTATGTTTGTTGGGTTCAGCTTTGGCAGCCCTTTAAGCCATAGGCACGTTGCTTTGGTTTCCCCGTGCCCAAACATCCAGGGCTGAATGATCTGATCGGGCTTGCGAATCTTGCTGGATATGATGCTGATAGGGTTTTCTATGGCAATCCTAGGAATGGGTGCCGCCATTAAAAGCCGCACAAAATCCAGTGCTTTCTCTTGTTCTTTTTGTTTTTCTTTAAACCACCGTGCGCCGCTGACCGCCAAGTGAGTGCATGGAGGAAAGGCAATCAAGAGATCCCATCGGTCATCAAGCACGTCACGGGCATCCCCTTGAATGTGCGGCCCAGGCGTTTCAGAAGGTAGCAAGTCAATGCTTACGGCATCAACACCACGTTTGCGTAAAGCATCCCGCACCGTGCCACTAAATTCACAGGAAATAAGAGCTTTCATACAAACAACTCCGGCAATTTAGGTTGGCCAATTTCTGCGGCGTATAGTTCCAAGATAGTGGCCAGTTCCTCGGCCTTGGCAGGATCGGCGGCACGCAGTTTAATGAGCCGTTTTAGAACCTTTAGATCGTAGCCGTCCGCTTTTGCTTCTGCAAAAACCTCTTTTAAGTCTTGCTTGAGAATTGCCGCATCTTCATTGATACGCTCGACGCGCTCAACAATGCTGGTTAGTTTGCTATTGGGGATGGTCATGGTCATTCCTTTTCAAAAAAATCTTTAGGTTTAACTTTGTCATTTGTTGCTTTCATAATTTTTTGCATCATTGACCACGATGGTTTTTTTACACCATGCAGTATTTGGTTTAAATACGCCACATTACAGCCAATTTTTTCAGCAAGTTCCGTCTGCGTCATCTTTTCCCGTTCTTTATAATCTTTAAGTTTCATAAACACCTCTTAATTATGTGTACACCATTAATGTATTTTTGCCAAGGGCAAATATTTTTTTGCTGTTAGCAAAAATAATTGTTGACAATAGCCATAGCGGCACTATTATGGGGGCAAGAGAAAGGAACATCCCTATGTCGCCAGAAGCCTACGAAAACGCTCTTGATCGCCAGTACGATGATCACGTCGCTGAAATGGAAGAAATGGGTTTTGATAAAGAGGCTCAAATGTGGTTAGATTATGAAGATTTGACGGCTACAAAAAATCGCGTAAATGCTTTGCAAGATTATTTTTTTAATGAAGATATTTTTTTGCATTCTGAAGCTAAACGATTACGCGGAGATTCAGAAAGCCCAGCATCATGGGCGTTACTTGATACCAAATTTAGAACAGGCACAGATAAAGAAATTGCCGAATTGATGCGCTCTGTTTTTCGAGCCGCAATGGCAAAAGCCGGGATTGATACATCAAAGCATGGTCATTGGTACGACCGAGTGGTTCCAGATATGTTTAACGACGAGGTGCGGCCATGAACCCCGCACAGAAACTTATCGACAACGCCAACTGTATTTCACTTTCCCTAAAAGGTTTGTTTATGGAGCGAGAATTGCAAAGTATTTTTCTTAAAAACTTTGATCTAGTTGGCGATGAAAAAATAGACGCACAGTTAAGATTAAAAAACCTTAACTGGCAATTAGAAAAGATAGCCCAAAAATTAGGAGTAGAGTCATGAGTAGAATCGTAATACTTCCTGATTACATTTCAAATAAAATAGAAAACGATCTTAATATATTGCGGGATCAATTGCCAGAAAACGAACGGCAGACTTTTGAAGCAGAGCGGCAAATCCACCGACAAACTATTTTAGATTATTTCTATGAAAATGGCTTATATCCAGACATTAAAGGAGTGGAAAAATTATGAACAACGAACAGCTTGAAACAGCCTTAGATGCATTAAGGGCAATTGCGAATCATTACTGTGCTGACGGCTTAGACAAATACTCCCCCAGTAAAAATGCTTGGAAGGACTTAGCCGTAGAAATGGCCGCGAGAGCGCAAGAAGCCTTAGATATTATCAACAAGGAGGTAGTGTGATGAACACCAACAACCCACGTTTTGTTAGCTGGGAAAAAGAGGCCGACGGCACGCAGCTAACGCCCGACGAGATGTTGCGAATTATGACACTAAAAGCCAAGGCAGCTCGTGACGGGGAAGGTTTCCATGCTTACTCGCAGCATCTTATGGTCGACGGCAAAGTGTTTGAACGCAAGCACGACAGTTCAAAAATTTGGCTTGCCGTTGCCTTTGCAATGATTGTTGGCTCTGTGGTGGCTATTTTAGAAATATCCGGTTGGTTGCCGCAGATACTGCCGACGTTCTTAGGTGGGGGGCCTCTGTGAGATGCGTACCTACTTGGCTAACCTACTGCACTATCGCCGTTCTTTCCGTTGCTGGCGATTGGCATTTGAGTTGGCCCGGCGCACACTACGCGATTACGCGCACCAGCGGCGACGATAACGACGCAGCGGCTTACTACGCCGCACGTTCCCTAGACACAGACGATTACCCCGAAGGAGATGGATATGACCACCAAGCTTAAAGCAGTACCGCCCAAAACGGCAGAACCAACCAAACCAAAGATCCTTGTTTTTGGTAAGGCCGGGGTTGGAAAAACATGGGCCGCCTTAGATTTCCCCAGCGTGTATTATATTGACACGGAAAACGGGGCCAGCCTATCCCATTACACCGACAAGCTGGCTAAATCCGGCGGGGTGTATTTTGGCCCAGAACAAGGCAGCCTTGATTTTAAAGAGGTCATTGTTCAAGTGCAGGCACTGGCAACGGAAAAGCACAGTTTTAAAACGCTTGTGATTGATTCAATGTCACGCCTGTTTGCGCTGGAGGTGCAAAAGGAAGCCGAACGCCTTGGCGATAAGAACGCCTTTGGTGCGGACAAAAAACCAGCTGTTGCCAACATGCGAAAGCTTATTTCGTGGCTTTCACGCCTTGACATGAACGTGGTTTTAATTTGCCACGAGAAGCCA